TATACCGGGACGACAGACTGTCGTACAGGTTGTCCTCGATAGCCTCTTCGGTTAGCGAGAAACCCATTGCAATGGTTTCGTGGTTATAGCGAGCGGTCCAAGCTTCTTGCGCGTTGTCATAAGCAATCGCGCTGCCCTCGTTCTTCACCGGAGCGGCGGAGAAGCCAGACAGCTTGGTTTCCTCTTCGAACGAACGCTCAGAGGTCTCGGTTTCGTAGATCTCTTTGTGTTCTTCACCGTAGCGCTTGTACTCCATACCAAACAGTGCGTTAAGCCCTGGCAGGAGTTCTTTCAGTAGTTGTGCACGTGAAATAGCCATGATTTAACTCCTTTAGGCCGTGGCAGTGGCAGCGTAATACTCGTGCTGACCAAAGTTGAGCTTAACAAGCAGCTCGGGGAACTGGGTAAACACCAAGGTTGCGCTAGCACCAAACGCCGCTACCGGAGCTTGATTTAGAACAACCGTCGTTGCACCAGCCGAAGCAGCCGTCGCTACAAACGATCCACTGGGGATGTACTGACCATTCGAAGCAAGCGAACCTACGTCAGTACCCACAGGCAGTGCAAACGGCAGTGCTGAGCAGGTAATGGTTTCAGTAGCAATGCTAGAGAAGGTAGCAGTACCCAACGACACAGCGGTCTCTTGCACCAGACCCAGAACACGAATGGGCAGAGCCGCAGTCGTAGCCGGAGTGGCAGTGGGAGCAAGCAGAGCGTTTTTACTATTACCAGTGTTGGCATTGCCGGTGTTGTTGATGCAGGCCAGATTTTGACCAATCATCGCACGAGCACCAGAAGCAATCACGGTAGTAGCCGAGCAAACAGCCGCTTGGAACACAGTGTCAGGATCGTCACAAACATAAGCAACCGCATCACCAGCAGCCGTCGAAGCGGGCCAATATTGCGAGAACTGCTTCTGCTTGGTCGTCGGGTTCGTGTACGAGCAACCCAGGAAAATACCAACCAGAGTACCAGCAGTGCCGGTATTAACGGTAATACGTTCCAAGTTGCCACGCACGAGCGCAACGAAGTCACCAAAGAAGATGTCCGTGCCATACGCGTACGTGATGTTGTACATACGAGTAGAGCCAGCAAACACCTGACCACCGATCAGATTGATCGGCTTTAGCCCGTAGGGGCTATCGACAACAGGGTAAGCCATGTTTAACTCCTCAATTATTGACCACGTCCGAACGTGACCTTGGACTTACGCTCAGCAAAGAGCGGCATCCTCGGATCGTTCTCGCGCATGAAGTTGTTGTCCACCGCCTGCATCTGAGAATCAGCTTGCTGCTGATAATACGCATTGCGATCTTCAACAAGTTCGGTCGGGGTCTTACAGAGCATCAGGCCACCAATTACGATGTTGTCTTTGAACCTATCGTTCTCAACGCTCATCGTTACGATTTCAGGGTGATCTGCAGCTTTGACAGGCTCCCAACCTTCTCTAAGCTTTGAGGAAATGTTCATGGGGTCGGCTTGCCCCAGCGTACTGATACGAACCCAGTGAAAGTCCCACCCAGGCTCCGGGTTTGGAGTAGGCAGCAGTTCGGGACGCGCCCAAGATCTGCGACGGGTTTTGCGTTCACGGTTATCTAGTTCACGGTCAAGTCGATTCTCAGCCATTTTGATTCCTCATTTGTTCAGCAACCTTTTGGGCGTAAAGTTCCAGCGGTACACCAAGCCGTTTAGCAAGCGTCACCTGTGTTTGCGTCAGCACGATCTTTTTGGGTGCAGTGCTACGCGTTGCCGGGGCAACCACGTTTGCCGCTTTTTTGCTCGGCTTTGGAGCCGGTGGTTCGTCTTCAGTAGACACAGATTCATCTTCGAACCGGTCAGGGAAGACTTGTCGCATACGCCGGTCAATCCGGTCGTAGTAACCATCGCTTCGAGGGTCTACACCCTCACGGACTAATTTTTGGTGCAACCCAAGTGCAAGGCTAGTCATTTCCTCATCTGAGCCAAACCACTGATTTTTAGACTGCCAATCTGCGGCTTTTGGATCAGGCACCTGAGTGGATGGTTGTGGTTGTACAACAGTTTCAGTTTTCTGTAAAGGGGGAAGTTTGTAATTCTGCACACGGTCAGCGCGGATCTTTGCAGCTGTTAAAGCTTCTTGGGCTTCAACAAGCTGATCTGAATCCCCCGACTCGTAGGCTTCTTTGTATTTTTTCTTTGCCTGCTCAAGCTCAACTGCAACACGAGCCTTAGCCTGCTCAAGTAAAGCTTCCTGATTCTTATTGACCGATTGTTTAAGCTGATTATTTTCCTCCATCAGCTTTTGGGCCAATTTAAACGCTTCTTCACGTTCGCGCTGTGCAGCTTCCGCTTTGCGTCGCTCGTCGTGGTAGCCCTTAGTAAAGTGCTGAATGCGTTTTTTGACGTTGTCAGAGTAACTATTTAACTCATCTTCCGTCGGATCTTCAGGAGGCGCGGAGGGTTTGCGGTTGCGATCTTTTGGCGGCGTGTCGTCCACCACCTCAATCTCGATGTCGCTTTCAGCCTTAACTTCTTCCTTGGGCGCTGGAGTAGGAGTTGGCTCTGCTTTTTGGGGTTTAGGATTAACGTCCAAGACATTTTCAGCAGAGGATACCTCTACCTCAACGCCATCTTTGACCGGTTTGTCCGGGTCTGGAAACGAAAACTCAACTTTTTCGAATGGCATTTTTCACCTCATGCACGCGTTACGCCACGCGGATCAGAAACAACAGCTTCAATGCTGTCGTCGTTTAAAAGTCTGTACTCTTGCCCATTAACTTTAAAGCGGGTACCTGAGTTAGGCCGGAACATCACAAAATCACCAACCTTGCACCAAGGTCCATTCGGAAACCGCTCTTTATCAGCATAGGCTTGCTCGCCCATATCAATCACGGCACCCATCATGGATAAAACACGTTCCTCATGTTTAGTGCGATCAGCTTTAGCAATCCCCGATTCATACGTATCCTCCACTTGAGGTAACGCAATCAGCAGGTGGTAGCCCACCGGTTTAGGCAGTTGGGCTTCAAAATCCGCATCAGTTACCTGAGCATCAGTCATCGTCGTCATCCATATAGTTTTGCGCGAGGTCTTGTACTTCACGCTGCGCGGTCTCTAGTCCTCGAATCAAGCCGCACAGTTCTCGGTACTCGGCGTAGTCCTTACTAGCACCGGATACAAGCGAGTCAGCAACCGCGTTTCTATGCGCGGCGATTTTTTCATTCAGCACGTCAAAGACGGTCTTGGCCATTGTCAGCCTCTAGGTTTGTTAAGTGCAGACGCCGCTTTCATTGCTTCAATCTGAAGCTTCGCCTGATCAATCTGTGCATCCGTCTTGTCTTTCTGCATCTTGCGTTGAACGTCCTGAGCTTTTATCTGTAGCTCCTGCTGTTGAAGCTGGAACATCGGATCTTGTTGGATCTGCTGCGCTTGCGCCTGCGCCGCTTTCTGTTGGTTCATCTGAGTAACCTGTTGGCCAGCTTCCGCAATCACACGGCTAAGCTCAACTTCAATACCTTCAGGCAGCTCTTCATTTGGAGGCGGCAGAGTCACACCAAGCCGTTCCTCCACCATCTTGCGATACTTAAACCCAAGGTGCTCGGCGATATGCGCTTGCAGGGACGCCATAATCTGGTTTGCCATCGGGTTCTGCCCAATTGCCTGCCCAATCATCGGGTCTTGAATAAACGCTTGGTGCGCGGTTAAGTGCGCATCGTGGTCCTGATAGATAAACGCTTTTAGAGGCTTACCAATCAATACGCCCATGTTCTCGCTTACAGGGTCTTTGGGCTTCTGATCTTCCGCCATCGGCACAAGCTTGTCCGCATTACGAACGCCCAACGTCTCAATCATCTGCCGGTGCAGATAGGGTAAGTCATAGATCTGTGGCGCGTTCTGCGCCATCTGGAACACCGCCTGATACTGCACAACCCGTTGAGCCATCGTGCTGCTATTAGGGTCGCTTACTGGGATCACCTCTACCGTTGCGTAGTCTTCACTACGCGCACGGCGATCTACACCTTCGGGAATGTAGTCATACGGCTCATCTGCATACTCAGCAATGATCTCTTTAAGGAGTTTGAACTCCTGCTTCATCGCAAAGTGCACACGAGCCTGCACAGCCGTCATTGGTTTAAGAGCGCGTTCAAGCAGCGCAAGGGTGGTGCCTACAGGAGCTTGAGCGCTCATGTCGGAGATGTTCATGTCGCTGATTGCACCCAGCCTTCTACCTTCTTGCGTAATCCGCTCAAGTAATTGAGCTAACACTTGGCTAGGTTCTTTGTACGGCAGTGTCATGATGTTGTCGCGCACCGTGCCGCTAGGTACATCGACATCTCTAAACTCACCCGGAGCGATAGGCGTGTCATCGCCTTTAATCCGCAGTCCACGGGACTTCAGTCCACCTGGGAGATTACTTAGTGTGCCTGCGTCAACAAGCTGCCT